TCTTACGAATACAAAAAATATCTATTAAATAAACCACATAATCAAAAAAACATTCAAGATTGTGTTAATGAAATTGATTTTTTAACTGATTTTGAAGCGGCACTCGCGGACGAGGCTGAAAAAACTCGTATTCCAGGTAAAACAGATGATGAAATGTACGAAATCAATTTTTTTGATGAATTAAAAATTCGTTTGGTACGACACGCACAATCACAAATTCTTTCTTCAGGAAGATTGAGTGAAGAAACTGCAAGACGTATTTTAAAGCATAAACCAGCATTAGATATGTGTATAGATCAAGGACTTTTATCAGAACATGCACTACAAATTGCAAATGTGAACACATCATCCCTTCCACCCAATTATGAAGTACTACATTTAGAAAATTTAAAAAAGGAATCTTAAAATGATAAAAAACTGGTTATTCATAGAAAATGGTATCGTAAAGCAGATAGTTACACAAGAAGATACACCAACTCCTGCCCAAGCAACAGGAACTTACGACACATTAGCACAAGATGATTCTCAGACATTTGTAGTTGGTGATGCATTTACCTCTGAATTACAATTACAGTATAACAAAACTATCTGGATATCATATGGTTGGATTCCAACAGATGAACAAATTGCTGCTGCGGCACAAAGAATGGCAGAATTGGGATTTACTAGGCCAGGATTTAATTAATATAAAGAGAATTTAATTTTGAATAGTATTGATAAAAACGATTTTGACGAAAATCTTCTGTTTTCCACGCCAATATACTCAGCGTTTGATTTAGACAATGTTGATTTGGTAAAGAAAGTTGCCGAAGACCCCGAATATCACAATCAATCTGATACAAAAATGTCCAATACATTTTTTCATGACGAGAGAATTTTTGATTTTGCAAAATACATATTACAGACATCTTGGAACATTTTAAAACGTCAAGGTTACTTGATGGAAAATTATCAAACTGTATATGAATCCATGTGGCTTCAAACCTATGAAAAACATTCATACATGGAACACCATACTCATGGAAATGGTAATCAAATTGTTGGTTTTTATTTTTTAGAAGTGCCAGAAAATTCCATACAATTAATATTACATGACCCACGGTCTGGTAAAATTCAAATGGATCTAGATGAATCAGATATAACACAAGTTACACATGGTTCTAAATTTGTAGTACTTAACCCAAAAGTTGGACAGTTAATTTTAACCCCAGCGTGGCTGGCACACTCTATTACCGCGAATCAATCTGATGAATTGGTTAAGTTTGTTCATATTAACATTCAAGCACAGAGGGTAGCCAATAATAAATCCTGTCAACTCCCAAAAGCTGAGGTGATATGATAAAATACTCTGTAACTTTGACTGCTCAAAAGGAATTTACGACAGCAGTTGGATCAGCTAATACAGCCGCAGCAATTGTTTGGAACGGTAATCATTTAATTTTTATACTTTTTATGTTATAATAAGTAGTATAAACAAAAGGCCATTATGCAAATATCTACTACTGATTCACAAGTTGAAATCATCGGAGAATCTAATTCTACTGATAAAACGAATCTTAACCAATTCATCTACTTCCCCACTGCCATTTACACGATGGAAAAGCCAGAATTTTTAGCTGATGTACGATCGGTGGCAATGACATCATTGAACAAGCGTAAAAAAGAAGTTCAACTTGATAAGATTTATCCCATGTACATGAGTGATAGTCTTCTTGACGATGCCAAGATGAAAAAATTTTTAGACTTTGTAGCTCACACTGGTTGGGAAATACTTGAACAGCAAGGATACAATATGAGCATTTTTAAAGTATTCTTTACTGAAGCATGGTGCCAAGAGCATCACACACATAGTAGTATGGATCAACATGTACATAACGGAGGTAATCAATTAGTTGGATTTTACTTTTTAGATACTCCGCCAGATACTAGCAAAATACTATTTCATGATCCACGTCCTGGTAAAGTTCAGATTAATTTGCCAGAAACTAATCATTCAAATGCCACATTAGCTTCTGATATTATTAATTTTGATCCTAAACCTGGTTTGTTAATATTTAGTAATGCGTGGTTGCCACATAGCTATACCAAAAATGGTTCCAATAAACCATTAAGATTTATTCACTTTAATCTATCAGTTCAGCACGATCCAACTGCCAATTTTGCGCCAGCATCACCAGCCGAAGTGATATGAACAAATATTCTATCAGATTCAATCAGTCAAGGGGACAGCCGGGTCGTGGTAGTAATGAACATGTATGGCGTGTTTTTGAGAATGGTAAAGAATATCTACTTAAGAATTTTGTTCTAAATGTACCCAGTATAAGTGAAAAAGATTCTACATCCGAAAACTGGAATGTTACATGTACTGGTATTATGACCATTGATAGAGTTACATCTACTGCGATAATTAATCCAGCTGATAGTACTGATGCTTTGTAACTTATTGTAGTGTTTGAAGTTGTGTTTGTATAATAGCTATCTTGTTACGAACAGCTTCAAAATTTACCGTACTCCAAAGACCTGGGTGTAATGGTTTAGGCCAAGTTCCTGAATCAATCCAAGCGTAACCTAGATGTTCGTTGTTAAGTATAGGTTTAAATTCATCTGCTACAATGCAAAAAAATGTATTATAAACAAATCCATTATCAGCACTTGTGAATTTTTCCAAGGGCATTAATTTGATATAATCAGGCATTGATCCCAATTCTTCCTCGCATTCACGCACCATAGCAGCCATGATACTTTCACCTGATTCTATTTTACCACCTGCTAGTCCCCATGAGTCAGGATGCTTAACATCATTCCTAAGTAGATATAGATAGCGATTAGTAGACTGACTATAAAACCAAATGCCAACGGCATGTATAGTTTTTAAATTATAAGACTCCATTGGCCTCCGGGATATTGACCTTGGTACGATTTAACCCAATTATATCCTGTCCATCTGTATTGGATTTCTGTTGTGATGTTTGTAACATATTGCGTATTTACTGGACTTGATGTACTATCAAAAGTAATTACCCAGCGTGAACCATCATACTGTATGATATCATTGGGATATGCTACTAATATTTCACCGGACGTGCCTGCCCATGCTTGAGCGTAACCATTATTACTACCTGTAGATTCAGTCAACAAATATCTTTGACCAATAGTAGCAGCTGGCAATCCTTCATCTGGCCCGCTAACACGAGGGTTGATAACTGAGCTTACAGGAGGCATTGTGTTAGCAGGAATAGATTCTGGAATTACAGAAAATAGTAAAAATTGATCGTTTGTTGGATCAAAACTTACATTTCCATATACTTGACTGCCATTTTCCTGAGTCAACGCTACTATACTAATACCGGGGCGTAGTACACCATACATATTAACAACAGGAGTCCATAATACATTACTAGGTTCAACTGGACTAGGCGGCGGTAACTGCATATTATTTTCATCAACGATAGCAGAGCGGGCTAAAATTTGTAATTTATTACCAATTAATACTACCTGATACCCATAGGGTGTGATATACTGTCGTGTGCCTAGTAGCAAGTCATTATCCGCAATAGCATTGATCAGATCACCTGATCCATCAAAAATAGAGGCAATAATTGTTTCAACAATACCCAACTTCTTGACTTTGGCAGGCAATGATAACCATATAGGTAACGAAAATTTAATAGTAGAAATGTCAATAGGATCTTCTGTGCCCTGTGGAATACTTCTGCTTGACCAGCCTGTTGAAACTAATTCTACAATACTTAAACTAGACCAATCTAAGAAATTATCTGTACTTTGTATTTCAAGGCTTGGATTGAACAGTGGCAATATTTGTTCCATTAACTGCATTTTTTGATTGGTATTACTAGTCCAAATATCTAAGTTGATTGATAATTTATATGGTGCTGGCATGTATCGCTCAACAGTAAATGCATTACCCTGGGTAGTTTCATATGTGCCTGTTGCTTCGTCATATTCACGTTGCCTAATGGATTTATTATCAACATATGTTGGATTCTGCATACGGGCGCGATCAAAATCTAATCCGGTGATGTGAAATGTCATTAATGGAGTAGA